GTGTTTGTGATTGGGGCATGTGATAAGAATGGAGTGCCTTCTCTATTTTCATCTGATGGAAAGGAGGTCTGGGCGATGTATCTAGGTGAAGGTGTACTTCTTTATGATCCAATTAAACGCCGCAAAACAAAAGTAAATGGAACTTCATTTGCCTCACCATTTGCAGCAGGTGATGTTGCATGTAATATGATTAAAGGTGAAAATATCACAGAAAAATGGTATTTAGATTATGTCCTATCAAACGCATGGTTAGCTGAAGGTTGGGTTAGAGGACAGCAACATAGAAAGGCTGGGTATGGATGTATGCTCCCAGTAATGATGAATAATGATTATTTTAAAAATCATTATATTAATCGTAATGATATTAACTCCATTGAATTGGAATATGAAGACTTCGATGAAGTTTAATTTTGTTATTATTTTGTAAACTACAGGTTTACAAATGTGACTTTTTTTAGTATAATCTTTACATGAAAGAACAAATATTGTCGTTATTAGATGAATTAGACGACTTTAAAAAAATATCTCTAAATCTTATTCAAGAAAAGAAAGAAGACCTGAAAGAGGATGACACCGAATCCCTTCAGGCTATTGAAAGAAATTTTGGCGCTATCCTGGCGTTTGATTATGTCATAAAATCGCTTAGTGCGATTATTAATAACAACTAACAAAGTGAAAAGGTAATGTAATGAAATTCTTGGTTACACATACTCAAGAAAAACGAAACGTTGTAGATGCTATCTACGCAATCTCCAATAATTATGAATCAGGTCTCATCACCGAAAAGAATTATACAATGATTTATCCTGACAAAACGATGGTAGGTGAGTCTAAGCTTAATCCAGATGGGTCCGTTCAAATTGATGTGGATGCTGCATGTTTTGTAAGTAAAGAATACGATCGCCTCGAGGACTTTCTTTATTTTGAAGGAAGATTCCTGGTCATTGAATCTAACGTTTAAAATAATAAAATATATGAAAAACACACATAAAATGTTTTCGAAAGTGTCTATCTTAAATCAAGAAATGTGGCACACTATCATATCATATGATCTTAATGAAGAAATCCCGTGCAAAAGTGATCACGAGCGATATGGTATTGGCTATCATTTTTACACAGATAAACATGATGCAACAAATGGATTGCTTTTTGGTTATGTTCGAAAGTATAACTTAAGCGTTGAAAATGTTTATTCAATCGATGTTAATGAAACATATGATAAATTTATGATTCCTGATTTGATTGAAGACGACTATAACGCGATTGGTGTTTTTCAAGACAATGCACTAAGGCAAATGATTCTTATCACAGACAATTACAAATTGGAAGAAATTACATCATCACCATGGGAAAAAATTCATGATTCATAAGTGCTTTCTAGATACTGAAACCACCGGACTTGATCCAATCAAAGATGAGGTTCATCAGGTTGCATGTATTATTACGGATGTTGACAATAATCCTGTTGGTGGTTGTAACTATAAGTTTAGACCAAGCGATGAGGCACTGAATCAAATGTCTTATGAAGCGCTTGACAAATGTAACTTAACAGTCGAACAAATTCGTAATCGAAAAACGTCGTCAAAAGTAGCATATAATACATTTTGTTCGATGATTTCAGAGTTTACGAGTATAAATGGTAAACGGAGTAAAATGCTTTTCTTTGCATATAACTCACCATTTGATGAAGCCTTCATGAGAAAGTGGATGTCACAGGGTGATACTTCATATGGCGATGTTTATTACTATCCATCGTTATGTGTATGTAGAGAATTTGCTTGGATTACTCAAAATATGAGAGACAAAATGCCGTCAATGTCTTTGTCAGAGGTGTGCAAATACCTTAACATCGAATTCGATGAAAGCAAAGCGCATGATGCAATGTATGATGTCAAAAAAACTTTTGAACTATATAAAAAGGTAGAAGAATGAAATATATAACAACACTTATTACAATCGCACTAATTGCGATTTTTACATCCTGCGCAACGTTCCCTATTGGAACTGAAGCAGATTTTAGAACAGCCGTCCGAATTTCCACCATTCTATACATCGGTGATAGTAAGGAAAAAGCTGATAGCGCTTTGATGATTATTCAACGCGTTAAAGAAGAAGTTGCTAAACACGAAAAGGTTTCCATTTCTTATGTAATGGAGTACGTAAGATCTAACGTTGTTTGGCAGGAATTAAAACCAATTGAAGCTGTTATTGTTGAAGGACTATTAACTAAAATTGAGCTAGGTATTCAAGAAGAAATTCGAAATGCACAGGTTCCACCTGACACCAAGATTCTTGTCAATAAAGTAATTGCTTGGACTGAAGAAGCAATTTTCTTATCGCAACTTTCGATTCAAGAAAAACTTGAAGAACAAACTAAATGAAAAACCCGAAATATAATAAAGAAATCAAACCTAACGTAATTGTTGATGTCTATGACGTACTTGAAGCATGGCAAGTAAAAAATCCGGCTTTACAACACATGATTAAGAAAGCTTTACAAGCTGGAAATCGTGGTCATAAAGATATCATTGAAGATATGGATGACATTATTGCATGCTCAATTAGAGCAAAGGAAATTGAAGAGGAAAATATTAAAAAGTCAAAACACGATGAAACTGAGGATTTAACTGTCAATTTCCTTTACATCTAACACAATATACATTATAATCTTATTATGACAAATTCTATACTTGACAAAATACTAAAAAATTCGAAAATCAAATCTGCTGCAATTCTTGAGGATTCTGTATTCTTCAATAATACAAAGCCGATTCAAACACCAGTGCCAATGATTAACGTTGCGTTATCTGGATCAATTGATGGTGGTCTTACTCCAGGATTCACCATGTTGGCTGGACCTTCCCGCCACTTTAAAACGAGCTTTGCCTTGCTTATGGCATCATCATATATGAAAGAATATAGCGATGCAATTATGCTTTTTTATGATACAGAGTTTGGATCACCTCAATCTTATTTTGAAAGCTTTGATATTGATCCATCCCGTGTTGTTCATACACCAATCGCAAATATTGAAGAGCTCAAGTTTGATCTAATTAATCAACTTGAAAACATTAGTCGGGATGATAACGTAATTATAGTTATTGATTCAATTGGTAATGTTGCTTCTAAGAAAGAACTTGAAGATGCGATGAACGAAAAGTCTGTTGCTGACATGACCCGTGCAAAAGCACTCAAGAGTCTATTCCGTATGGCAACACCTTATTTGAAAATGAAAAACATCCCTCTTCTTGGTATTAATCACACCTATAAAGAAATTGGAATGTTCCCAAAAGACATTGTATCAGGTGGAACTGGTGGCGTCTACGCAGCTGACAACATCTGGATCGTTGGACGTAGACAAGACAAAGACGGAACCGAGATTGCAGGGTATCACTTTATGATCAACGTCGAGAAGAGTCGATTCGTTCGTGAGAAGTCCAAGATTCCTATTTCAGTTTCTTACGAAGGTGGAATTATGAAATGGTCTGGTCTACTTGATATAGCACTTGAACATGGTTGTGTAAAAAAACCAAAGAATGGGTGGTACGCCCGCTGGGATCAAGAAAAAGATGAGGCAATTGGCAAGAACCTCCGAGCAAGTGAAACCCAATCAAAGGACTTTTGGTTGCCTATCTTGAAAGAAACGAATCTTAAAGAATACATTAATAAAAAGTATTCTCTTGAATTGAACAAAATGATACAGGAGGAAGTCAATGATCAAGCATAAGACAGTTATAGCCGAAGAAGAAATGAATGAAGGATCTATGGCCGTCATTGAATTGGAAGAAGGTGATTTCAAAGGAGTTCAATTTAAGTATGGCACAATGACATTTGGCGAAGAAGATGATGAAGGTGGCTGCGAATTAACATTTGAATTTGATGTGATAAACTATCCAGATGAAATTGCTGAATCAAAGGACCACCTTGAAAAAAATGAAGATTTTCAAAATGTAGTGAGTAATTTACTCATAGATATTCTTGAAGACTTTGTCGAAAATCAAGATCAATATGAGGAAGAGTAATCTATGGTGAAATATTCAGTAATCGAAAGCATCAAAAAAGAAAAGGGTAAAACTGCTATAATTCAAATTGATGAAGGAAAATACAAAGGATTGACATTCAGACTTGGAGATTCGCCAGTTCCTGGTGATGACCCGACTGAAGCTTCTAATATTATGTTTGAAGTCTTCTTGGAAAGTTTTGAAGAATTTGGAACACAAGAAGAGCTTGAAAGTGATGAAGAATTAAATGAAACTGTAAGTGATATTGTTACAGATATTCTTGTTGGCGTTATTGATATTGCCAAAGGAGAATTGGAAAATGATTAACGTTACACACATGCCTGTTGGCGATGCAAATGATGATGGTTCAACAACACATATTCGTATTGATGAAGGGCCATTCAAAGATGTCATATATCGATATGGTGCAGTTAGATTTGAAGAAAATGAAGAAAAAGAAACATGTACATTAACCTATCAGTTTGATATTATTGACTCAGCAAATAACAACAAAGAAGAACTGGAAGCGAACAAAGATTTCGAAAAAACGATTGGTGATTTGTTGGTTGGCTTCATTGACGAATATATAGACAACAACAAAGACATGCTCGATAAAAGGAGAAAAGAAAACACAGATGACTGATATTACAAGACTAATTCTAAAGAAAATACTTTCTGATGACGCATACTGTCGAAAGGTATTGCCCTATATTAAAGAAGAGTATTTTGAATCTTATGATAGAATTGTTTATCATCTCATTTGTAAATATCTCGCGAAGTATAACCATGCTCCAAAAAAGACAGCACTTGAATATGATTTTGCTGAATCGAAATACAATCGCGAAGCATGTTCAAATGCTGTTTTTGAAATCATCAATCAAATATATAATCTGAGCGAAGACGAAAAAGATATTAGTGATGACTGGATGCTTGAAAACACAGAAAAGTGGTGTAAGGATAGATCCATTCACATTGCTATCATGGATTCAATTCAAATCATTGACGGCAAAGATGAAAAGCGTCAGCGTGGAAGCATTCCTGATATTTTAACAAAGGCGCTTGCAGTTTCATTTGATTCAAACGTTGGACACGATTATATTGATAACGCTGAACAACGTTACGAATATTATAATCGTACTGAAGCTAAGATTCCATTTGATCTCGAAATGTTTAATAAAATTACTCGAGGTGGTGTTGGTCCTGGAACATTGAACGTTATTCAAGCACCAACTGGCGTAGGAAAAACTTTGATTATGTGTCACTTCTCATCGTCTTTGCTTTCGATGGGAAAAAACGTCTTATACATTTCGATGGAAATGGCAGAGGAAATGATTTCTCAGCGTATTGACTCAAATCTATTTGATATTGAAATCAATCAAATTGAAAGTCTTGGTAAAGAAACTTTTATGAATAACATTAATAAGATTCAGAATAAGACAAATGGAAAATTGATTGTTAAACAATATCCATCAACTTCAGCGCACTCTGGTCATTTTAGAGCGTTACTTAACGAGCTTAAATTGAAAAAGGAATTTGTTCCAGATGCGATATGTATTGACTATCTTAATATTTGTGGTTCTAGTAGAGTGAAGCTTTCTAGCGATCTTTATTCATATGTAAAATCAATTGCTGAAGAATTGCGAGGATTAAGTGTTGAGTTTAACGTTCCAATTTGGACAGCAACACAAACAAATAGAGATGGTTATCAAAATACAGACGTGGACTTAACAAATACCAGTGAATCATATGGTCTTAACTCAACTGCCGATTTGATCATTGCTGCAATATCTACCGAAGAGCTTGAATCTTTAAATCAAATCATGTTCAAACAACTTAAAAATCGATATAATGACCCAACGCCAAGAAGGTTTGTTGTTGGTATTGATCGTGCGTTCATGAGATTATATGATGTTGAAGAAGAAGCGCAAGATGATATCATGCCAGAAATATCAGAATTTACATCAGAACCTAAAAAATCAGACTTCTCGGACTTCAATGTTTAAGTCAATACTCATACCTATCATATGCTTAATTGCGTTCATTGTTCACGTTTTCGTGTTAATCCCGGCTTGCTTTATTACTATATTGAATTTAGTTGTAAATGCTGGTATACAACTAAGTCCTTTTAGTGTATTATTTACTAGTGGATTGTTATTCTTTTCAATATATATAATTCACATCACATCTAAATTATATACACTTGAATACAACGAACAGCGGGAAGATGATTATGAATCTTAAAAAAGAAACT